AGCAGCAAAAAATGGAAAAATCGCAAAAAAGTGATTCCAAAACTTCAAAAATTTCAAAAATCATAAAAAGCTTAAAATCAGTTACTTGCGAAATCAGCTTTCAAAAATTCAAAGGCTTTCGCCTTGAAATTCTTTGAAAGCAAGGCTTTTTAATAATAATAATTAAATTATAATCCCCGCCTTCGTTTATTATTATCTCTTATCATATGGGTTTTTTATCCCCTTCATAATCAGCTACTTATAAAAAAGAAAAATTTTTTTGATTTTTTTGAAAAAAAGGCTTGACAGGAAAGCGGCAATGATTCAAAATGAACGCAGTTCTTTAAAATTAAAATTATAATTCTATAATAATAGAATGAAGGCTACCGCCTTCAATGTTCTTTAACATAAACCCGCGCCCCCCGCGGGCGCATAATAAGAAAGGCATAAAATATGAGAGATAAAATCATAACTACAAACGCCAAGATTGCAGACGGCTCGACCGTTGTAATCAATTCGACGATAAGTGTTCCTGAGACGCTCGAAGAATTGAAAGAGCTTGCCGCCAAGGTGCTCGACACAATGGACGCCGATGTGATTGAAAAGCACTTGACCGACCTTTTCGTGGGCTGGTGCGTGGCTCACACCTATCAGTCACAAGTTAGGTCGAAGCTAAAAACGGCAAGCCCGGCTTTAACATATGACCAGCTCAGCGACTTGGCAAGCGATATTCAATTCAGGGTTCCCCGTCCAGCGGGAGCACCCCGCGGTGACAAGATAGTCTTGAAAAAGTCGCAACTTACACCGCAACAAATTGCAAAGTTGAAAGAGATGGGAATGATATAAAATAATAGTGGTGGGTACTTAATAAGTACTCACCACTTTTTGTTCTTTTAAAGTATAAAAATGTTATTTAATAATACTTATTCACAATTATTAACACTAAATATTATATTATGAATACAAGAAAAAGTGCCTTTTACCGTTGTCGAGACTTGTGCATAAACGCTTATGAATCAGACGTAAGTCCGGTTAAGTTTAAACTTGACGGAAATGTCACTGTCCACTTTGAATGGACGGAAGACACCAAGACGCAAAATACATACGAATGTATGATTATTGAATACGGTAATAAGCCGTTAGTACAACGTATAAGCAACTCACACGTGTTTCCCACTGAGTTACTATACCATATTGCGTGTAGTGCGGAAAGCTACGCACTTTTTGTAGAAACCTATAACATTAAATAGAAATATTATGAACTATAAGAAACAACTCTTTTCACAATATCGTAAACAATGTATACTTGCACACGAAGCGAACGTACAACTTGAACCGCTCCAACTTGGCGGGCAAGTCACAATAAGTTTTGTCTGGACGGAAAGTTCACAGACAAAAGAAACCTTTGAATGTATGGTAATAGTGTATCATAATAAGCCACTTGTACAACGCATAAGTAGCTCTCACCTATTTACAGATGAAGCACTTTACCGCCTTGTTCGTGAAGCGGAAAAATATGCACTTAGCCAAGCTAATATATAACAATATATAAGAGGAATACCTATGTTAGATTATGATACTATTACGAACGGTCAGACCATAGAAGTAGATAACACTATTAGGAAACTTCTATACATAAAGTATGGAGTATGGTGTGGAAATATGACCGTATTTGACAAGGGGACAATAGTCCCCTTAATAAAAGAGACCACGAAAGTCGTTAGGTACTTTACAGAAGATGGAGTACTTAAAACTGAAAAGACGGAAACTTTTCAGGAGACTATCCCAGCTAAGCCACTCTTATTAAGAGGTGAGTCTTCAAGATTACCCCGCGCCACTTTGACGTGGGAAGAAATAAGACTTGCATATACAAGTCAAACTAATAACGCAGAATACAAAGTACAAAAAGCGAAGCTTCCGAGACCTTTCGGGAAGCCAAAAGGTGAAGTAGATAAAATAGAACTTAAAGTAACTACGCTAAGTGATAAACAAATAGCAACTCTGAAAGAGTTAGGAATACTATAATCCTTCGGATTAGACATTATAAATCATTTATAATAACTATGGACAAGCAAATTATAGACAACGCAATAAAAGCACTATTCAATAGAGAAAAAAAGTGGAGTAGTGGAAAACTGAAAGTGATTAACGACGGAATGGACACTAAACTTTATTATGACAATAACTGGATATTGTGTCTATATAATAATAAGAACATACTTCTTGCAGACTATTTCCCAGAAGTCTTAAATTATGACATTCATAGTATATATAAAAAAGTAGGTATATATACTACGATACGTCAAGACTACCTAAACTTATTAGGTATAAATCTGTGGTTTAATTGTAGCAACATAGAAGACGTGTGGTTAGAGCCGATGAAATGGACGGATAAAGACACGTTGTTCGTCCATATGAAGCAAGAACTGAAAAACAACGAAGGTGAAATTATACTTCGGAGTGCAAACATATCAGTATTACCAAGAAAGAATGCACGAGACCTCGCTGATAGTATGCCAAGTGAAGAGGTGATAAAACAACTAAGAAGTGAAGACTGAACGTCTAAGGTTGCACCTGAAAGGAGTGTTGACTCGCTTGTGCGTGAGTTTAGGGTGGAAGAAATGAGTAACTTGCTGAGAAGTGGTGAGGTGTAAGACGGGAAGTCACCCCGCCTTGCGGCGGCTGGAAGTCGGCGGGGTGAAGCCGAGTGGATTTTTTAACTATAAAAGAAAGGTAAAGTATGAAAGAATTAAGATTAAAAATAGAAAAGTATAATAAGGCAATAGTCTTTCAGACACTTAAAATGAGCGGGGAGTTTGAAGATACAGAACACGTGAAATTTATGTCTCACCCCGCCATAATAAGAAATGAAATCCTGTTAGACAAGTACCCAAACGAGACGGCGGTAGGAATAAAGTACTTTAATGATAACGATGAGAGAGACGAAGTCTTTGATAATATTATTAAGTGGATTTCAGACGAACAGTTCTCTGTTCCTAGACGGGAATTGATAATAGGTAAAGAGGCGATGTTCAACGACTCGCTTGGCGCGGGCTTAGTTAGAAAAAAGCTTATACATATATTACCAGAAGGATTTGAAAGTAGATATATTTCAGAATCAGACACATATCCTTATTGGACTTACTGGAAGTATGCCTACCCCGCCCAAGAGGTGTTGAAGATTAAAGGAAATGTATATCATTGGAAAAGACCATAACCTGCGGGATTGGAACAGACCAACAGTCCCGCCCGTGTTCTGAGGCGGGACAATCTTCTTCATAGCCAAAACCACGCGGCTTCAAGCCGCAACCACCGTCGCCCGTTAGGGCGGGTCAACCTTCACTTTAATCAACTCTATCTACGATATGAATAACATCGAAGTAAGAAAACTACTATATGAAATGGTCGCAACTAATAGACAACCCCGCCGTCATTATAAGCGGTTTATCGGTGATATAATGACAGAAGACTATGGGTGTTACATACTGGAACAGTATCACGAAGAATATTATATATTCAACCCGTCGCCAACTGCATTTAACTATCCCATAGTTAAAGACCTCTGGGATTATGTAGGTAATAAGAGACCGTTTATGATAACGCCCCGCCTTGAAATCCTTCGCGCAGAACCATTACTATATGCGCAGGAAGAAAAGGCATTTGATAAACGTACTTGTGCAAGATACTATAAGTATATGAGAGGCAAAGCCTTTATAGATAACAATCTAACGTATTTACCACCTGTTGTCTGTGATTATAAAAACTATAAGGTAAAAGATTATAACATACTTATATATAGAATAGGTGAAGCCTTGCATAAGATACATCAACCTTCTACGAAGGCGGGGACGAACTTTGTTCGTATGTTTATAGGTAGAACATTCACTAATAAGTTCGGAAAGTTTTATCTGGGAAATCTTCCAATGACTTTTCCATTCTATTATAGCACTTCAAACAAACTAATATTTAGAAATACTAAGCAGGTGCTTACAAAATAAATGATTTATAATGAATAAGCTAATAACAAAACATCTATTATTTAATTATGGTAACTATCCATATCAATGTTGGAATCAACATCTTGGAATTTCATCTGCTTATACACTTGCGAAGCAGATAAACAGAAACGGCAGGTTTCCCGTCCCCGTCCTCATGGGGCATATAGACTATAAAGCGGAATCTACCTTTGTGAATCTGTTGAGAAACTTTAAATGCTACCATAAGTGGCTAGGAACTGTTGTTAAAATAAGTTTTACGACTGACTCGTGTTATATGTATATAAAGTGGAGAGTTCCCCCGCTCTACTTACATAAAATTAAAATGAGTCCATCATTTTATTTAGAATGTCTACGCGGGGCGTTATACACTCCAACTGCATTACTCCACGTAGCAATAGTAGAGAAGCCTAATATACCAGATTGTGGACAGTTGGATTATGAATACTTTAAATCTAATAAAGGAGAAATACTATGAGTCCAGATGATATACAGTTCTTTGATATAGGAACACGAGTTGTTGTAAAGATAGGAGAAACTGGGAGCGGGGAAGTCCGCTTTATGATAGTAACAATAGCAGATGTTATATTCATTACTGGCGGTAACTCCGTTAAAGTACAAAAATATTTGGTAAAGTTTACTACTAAATATGATGATGATACCGATTGGTATGACGCTTGCGATGTATTTAAAAACATAGATTCTTTAATGGAGTCTATTAAACAAAACAAAAATAAATAAAACAAAATAAAAATAAACGAAAGGAAAATAAGTATGAAAGCAGAAGATATAAGATATAAAGTAGGTGATGTAGTATATGCAATCAAAGGTAGAAATAGAATCAATAATGACATCGCTGTTCTGGAACAGAGAGTTGAGGCGGTGCTATTAGAAGTTGATGATGACGGTGAGATAACTGACACCTCGTACATTTTGACTGATGACCTCGGTAAGTATAGGTCTACGAAGGCGAAGGCGGTGTTCACTACAATCGAAGATGCTATTGAGTATGCTAAGGATAAGGACGAGTAGATAACCCCGCGCTCGGAATAGACACGGGATTCGGCAACAAGCAGTGGGCGGGGCAAGCTTTGATTCATAGCCACCCCACCCGCTTTCACCAACCAACTCCAATCCGCCCGCAAGGGCGGGGAGTCCACCCCAACTTTAATAAATCAACCTCGATACAAAGTATCAACCTTAACACGAAGTATGAATGCAGAAGAAAAGTTTGAAGCAAGAATGATAGACCTTGCGGAATCAGGTGATAACCCTGAGACAGTTATATTCGGTATGCTTAATGCAATACGAATGTACTTTGAATCCACGTCAGTGGACGATATATATGACATAATGTTGGATTATATTCGTGATTGGGCAGACCGAGACGGATATAATAAAACCACTATTAACATAGGTAAGTTTGTAAAGAAAATAGACGATGGAGAAGAGTTTGGGTATGAAGAGATTGATTAAAAGAACCTATCGGTTTAATCCGAATAGTAAAAAGATTACTCTTATGCGAGCACTTGCTTCGCTGAGTAGTTATGACTTTATTGAAGTATCTGGAAATAATAATCTTCGTTACCTAAGGAACATCGCATCAAGGTATAAGATTTATATTACAGTAACTAATATTGGTTTTGAGTCTTATAGAGTTTCTCTCAAAACAGATAAGGCTTGTGACTTTGTGAGTGTTGCAGGTAATAAAGTTAAGAGTGATTATTTCACTATAAATAATGAAGGTTTATTTAATTTAAAACAAGACCTTTTACAACTTGGTGATGAAGAATTAGGAAGCAGTATAGATTTAATAAGTACCCATACATCGAATGAAGAGACTGAAAAGTATTCTATGCTCGAACGAAAGTGGGAGACTAAAACACAAACACACGGTAAGTCTGGATATGTGATAGACGGTTATTCTTATTACATAGGTCATAAAGATATACCAGAGGATTGGATTGTTTACCATAGTGAATTTAATTGTTTATTTAAACCTAAATATGTAAAGAATCCTGTGCTATTGTCTAATAAAACTCCGAGAAGTATAGGCGTACCAGATACAGTTAAATTTGTTGGTGGAGTTACTCCGGAAGAAGCAGAAAGAAGATTTCAATTTTTAAGTACTTATGGGCAAGAGAAAAAATAAAATTGAATATAGTTGGCAAACTGAGTTTGACTTCTCAACAACTTGTCAACCTGATTATATAGAATTAAAAGGTAAACATTGGGGATTTAAAACAGATTTCTTTGAACGTCTTATTTATTCCCTTGAAAAACTTTCAATTCCTATTACATACGTAGATGCTAATAACTGTACAGTTAGAGCACAAATAAATGTCGCAGACATTGAGTCTCTTATGAGAAACTCGCAAGGGCTACTTAAAATTACATTAGTAAAGTCTTGTGATGGACTCATATTAGAGGGCGGGGCAAGAGTTAATGAACCTATAATCATTACTTGGTGATATGAAAGTTTGTTCGTCGGATATTAACCTATTGTCTTTTATAGATGTATCTTCTGTAAATGAGGAACAACTATTTAACAACTTAGCGAAGTTAGCAAAGAAAATATATGTGGAGAATGATAGTATTTATATTAGTGTTAATTATAATTTCAGCATCAGTTTTGACAACGAGGGTTACGTTGCCCCGCCATGTAGATATAGAGCGAGTTGCGTGGACTATATATCTCGAAGCGCGGGGAGAACCTCTTGCAGGTATGATGGCTGTGGCTTCCGTGATATATAATAGAGCAGAAGGTAATGTTTGTAGATTTAATTACGTTGTCACTCAACCTTACCAGTTTGCGGGGTGGGACAAGAACTTTAACTTTGCTTTACCAAAAGATGCTGACGCATTTAGTGAAGCGTTATCAATATCATACTTAATGCATTATGGTGAGTTTAAACCTACTGGAACTTGGAATCACTTTTATAACTATAAAATTAGTCCGTGGTGGGCTAATGGTTATAAGAAAACACGTATTGGAAACCACGTGTTCGTAACAATAGATAAGAAAGATAAGAGATGAGCAATGACCAAGAGTTAAAAGATATTCTATTGACCGTAAATAAATCTATTAAAAGTGATTTACCCAACTATATACAAGAATTGTTATTAAAAGAAGACGGAAAGAGTTGGAAGCTTAGAATATATAAGCAGGCGGGGAGAGTTATAATAGCAGGAACGATACCACTTCTTGTTCTCAGAAAACTTATAGCTAATCCATCGTTTTATTTTTTAAAAGATATTTACTTCCAAGCTCCACTTTATATTAAAGGCAAGGTCTTGTCAGACCTTACAATGGAAGAGTTAGAAGCAAAGCTTCAAAGTGCAAATATAAATTATTGATAATGTCCAATGAAAATATATGATACCATTAAACGTCCTATGAAAGGATATAATTGCATAGGACAACTTAGCAACATTAGATTTCCAAAAGTAGCACAGCCTAAGTACGATGGAATAAGAGTGTTGTTTATTAACGGAGTTGCTTTAAGTGCAAGTCTTAAACCTGTTCGTAATACGAATATACAACGCATAGCAGCTACGCACGAATACGATGGGTATGATACCGAATATGTTGTACCTAATAGTCCGATAGGGCTAAGGGCGTGCTCTCATGAAGTGAACTCTTTTGATGTTTCTCTTTCTGGTATATTTCATATATTTGACATAATTGGAGACGGGGATTACGTTAATAGATTTCTTAATGCACGCATTAAAGCTAATGGATTGTTTGATGTAGCTCCAAGTACTATTGTACAGAACGTGGCGGAGATTGAACAATATTTGTCTGAACAATTAAAAGATGGTTACGAAGGGGCTATGCTTAAAGACATGTTCAGTCTATATAAACAAGGACGTAGCTCTATAAAGTCACAAGAATGTTTGAAGCTTAAACCTTTTGTAGACGATGACGCTATCGTAATAGGATACGAAGTAGAACAAGAGAATCAGAATGAGCCAACTATAAATGAGCTTGGACTTACTAAGCGAAGCTCTGCGAAGGCGGGGAAGGTTGATAAACCTCTTATAGGTACACTAATTTGTAAATCAAAATTGTTTCCGACTGCTTTTGGTGTCTCTGGATTTACAATGGAATTAAAAGAACGCATGTTCCACGAACATAATAAGCTTATGGGTAAAACTATTACATATAAGTATCAACGATGCGAAGCATATGAGAATGCCCCGCGCCACCCTGTGTTTGTACGTTTTATAGACCCAATCATATGACGGAACTTATAGCTGAAATAGTATCGAGAATCTATGTTATAGGTTTCTTTACTTTGTGTTTTACTGGACTTATAATAACAATAATAGAAATGGTAACTGACAATGGGACGAGAAAATCACGAGATAAGAGCAAGCATTACAACAGACGTTCCTAGGGTAAATTTTAGGTTTAAGAAACTTGATGGAACAGGAAGATGTTATGCTTGTGGTGCAAAGTTAATGCAAGCTAATAATATACTTATATGTCCACAATGTGGACGTGAGTGGCCTCTTAATACTGAAAAGAGAAAGGAACAATAACGATGGATAATATTTATGGTGAAGATATAAAGAAAAAATTAGATAAAATAATAAAGCTCTTGGAAAGAGTAGCTAATGCCTTTGAAAATAGCAATAAAGGCAAGGCGGGAATCGCTTCGCAATCGATTGAGATTGCCCGACAAATCGATGGAAAGCCGAGCGCATATAAACACCCCGCCTTCGTAAGAAAAGGCAAGGAAAAGGAAAAATAAAATTTTTAAAAATAAGCTTGACATTTTGCGCAGGAATATGAATAATATTCTCATTCTTTTTTGGAGACTCTTTGTTTCCAAAACTCAACAAACAAAAAAGGAAAAGTAAAATGAATATAAAGACTAATATACTCGGTATCGAAGTATCTGTTGAACTCCCCTATAACAACGTCGAAGAATTCGACCAGTTCATGGGCATGTCCGGTGCGTGCTTGGAACGTGCGACCCAGCACTTCCTCGCTCATACGCATAACGCTCGCGTCCGCCGCGTGATTTGCAACAAGCTGGAAGAGCTGAGTGGAATTGAAAGGGAGTGCACGGTGAACCCCTCCAATAAGGAGAAGAAGTACAGTGAGTCCGAACAGCGGTACGTTTCCCGCGCCGAAGCTGAGTTGAAAGAGGCTGGGAAGTGGGACGAGATTGTCGGAGAGTTGGTTGCCGCCGCCGAAGGTGTGCAGGTGGTTGCCGAAGCGACTCGCTCGTCCGCTCCCAACAAGCAGATTATGGGTCTCGCCCGTGGTCTTATCGAAGAAGGACGCGCGGAAGCTTTCTGTGAAAAGCACGGTGCTTCTATCCCGAATGACTGGTCTAATGAAGCTAACGTTGTTGCACTCGCTAACCTCGTTAAGAAGGTTGTCGAAGAAGCGAAGAAACAGGCTCTCATCTAACCTCAACGCGGTAAGCTTGGTGGGTTCTATTCCTGCCAAGCCCCGCCCTTGACTATGAATACTAATTATATGCAAACTCAATTATTTCCAAGTGGAAGTGGTAAACTTACAAGATTAACTGTCACCATTCCAGAAGAAATAATGAAACGTCTTAAAGAAGTTTTTCCTAACTATGGTGAAACATCACACGTTTGTGTGGCGATGCTTACATCATTGTATAATGAGTTGGAAAGGCGGGGAATTAAAACTTATCAAGACCGTGTTGATAAAGGTCTTGACATTTCAGGAGTGATTAAGTATGCCAACAGATGATTATAATATTGAAGACGGGAATGACCCGCTCGACGAGTTCTTGTCTGTTGATATAGATAAGATGACTCCCGAAGAATTGTCCGCTCATATAGCTACACTTAACGAAGTTGCTGAAAATCCAAAAGCTGTTAGAAGAATAGTAGCAAAGAAAGAAAAGAAAACTATAACCTTAGATAAACTATTAGAATTATGAAACTACCTCTTGCTAAAATACTTGATGAATGCGAAGTAATTAACGATGTCTTTGAAAAAAGAACGTTGACTATGAGCAATAGTGCTTTTAATACTTTTAGCTGTCCAATAAAAGGATTATTAAGTTATGCTTTTAAACTTAGACCTATTGGTGCATCATCGTTGGCTATGGATTATGGAACGTCCATACACGCGGGGTTGGCGGAGATGATGAAAGGAAAGTCACTGGAAGAAGCTAAACAAGTATTTTATCAAGAGGCGGATAAGTTCCAGATAGATACCTATGACGACCCCCGCCGTTGCACAGCTCGTGGTACGGATACACTTGAACAGTGGCAACAATGGATAGCTACGTTGAATTATCCAATTAAGGCGATAGCCCTTAAAGGACGCCCCGCCGTTGAAGTGTGTGTAGTAAAAACGATAGCCAAAGACGAAGTCTCTTTTCTTGGAGAGATGACTTTTAAGTGGCTTGGTATCATAGACGCAGTTGTAGAATATAAAGGTCAATATTGGATACTTGACCATAAAACTACAAGTATGCTTGGCGATAGATTCTTAGATGATAAGATACGTAGTAATCAATTCTTAGGATACTATTATCTTATGAAAGATATAGTCAAGAAAGAACTTAATGTTGACATCGCGGGGTGTCTCATTGATGCTATTAGCACTGGAACGAAAGATGTTAATTTTCGTTTGTATGAAATACCATTTAGTCCGTGGCAGTTAGACGAATGGATTGCTAATACAAAACGTAAGTTGCTGGATATAGTCTATGTTATAAGTAATATAGTATTTAATCCAGAATACGAAGTAGTAGCCGAGCTTGAATCCTGCGTGACTAAGTATGGTCGTTGTCCATTCTTTAATGTATGTTCGGTTAATCCCCGCCTTAGAGACGAGATGCTTAGAATAGAGTTTATGAAGCATGAACATAACGCACGCGAAGCAAATGATTTTGTAATCGAGGAAGAATAATATGAATAGAATAGTATCAACACTAAAAGAATTACAACTCCGCTGTCATTCGATAGCGAAAGCCCACGGTTGGTGGGATAAAGAAGTTCCGGTTGGGACTGCTATTGCACTTATGCATAGTGAATTAAGTGAAGCTCTTGAAGCTGAACGTAATAGGATTGAAAAGAGTGAACATATACCAGAGTTCACTGGTCTGGAAGAAGAACTCGCCGACTGTGTCATAAGAATATTTGACTATTCGGGCAGTAGAAACCTCCGGCTCGCGGAAGCTATTGAAGCAAAGATAAACTTTAACGAGAAGAGGTCTTACAGACATGGGAATAAATCTTTCTGACAATGACGAGACAGAAGAAGTTATCGAGTATGATGAATTGATAAATTCTTTTAAGTGTCTACTGACTTATTTCTTAGGAGAGAAGCTATCTAATTATAATTATCTTACAATAGACGGAGATGGTTCAATAGGATTGTTCAAGCACATGCCGGTATGGGATAGTGAGAATGATATGTGGACTGCGAGTGAAGAGTCTGTTAAAGATATAGATTCAGTAGATGAAGTTTATGACGAGTATTTAGAAGTTGGTTCATTAAGTAAATTATCTTGTTATGAAGATATAAAAAATAGACATTTCTTATTTGATTTATAATTATGGCTACATATAAAAAATTCGACCCATCAAAAGAATGTATAAGCTTATTGCTTAAAGGTGTTAGTGGTACTGGAAAGACAACCGTTGCCGCTCAATTCCCTAAACCTTGTCTTATCGAGTTTGATAAGAATGTTTCTTGTCTGAGGAAGCTCCCCGCCGAAGTTGTTGACGAAGTCAAGATATTTGACCCGCTTACTTATCCCGACGGAAAACCTGTTGAACCGACTAAGATTTGGGATTATTTCATAAAGAATTTAGTGGAGATTGCGAAAGACCCAGAAGTTAAAACGATAGTTATAGATACGTTGACGACTGCACTTAGCGCACTATCTAATTCTATTCTTGGAACTTCAAGTCCAAAAGAACAATTTAAGATACAGGACTGGGGTACATTTGGACGTTATCTCGCATGGCTTGGTGATAATCTTATCCAAGTTAAAGGTAAAGATAAACACATAGTTGTTGTCTGCCATGAGAATACTGAAATAGATAAAGATGGTAATTTTCATGGTTGGACGTTGGCTATCGGTGGTCAGATGAGACGCAATTTTGAATTGTATTTTTCAGATGTTTGGCAATGTACTGTTTCACAAACAGGAGAGTATCTAATAAATACAAAACCGAACAAGTGGGTGACAGCGAAATGTTCTCTTGACATTCCGAAGAACCCGTTCCCCTTTAACGAGTATAAAGATTTGATTATGAAACAGTTAGCTGACTAACTAACATTATCAATGATTTATATTGTTAAAAAAGAAAAACAAAAACAAATAAAAGGAAAATAATATGGATATAACTACAAAAGATTATGACGATATAAAAGAAATTCTACTCGAAAAAGGACAATACGCCTTCGTAGAACTTCATTGTGAAGTAAAGCAGAATAAAGACAACACCGGCAACAACCTAATCATCGAAGCTAAGTTCATAGGCAACCCGCCGCTTACTACAACTTCGGGTGGAGAGGTCAATTACGATGGAAGGACACTTCGTCAATATGTTTCTCTTGTTAGAAAGGATAATTACGACCCCGACATTCAAGTTAAACGTATTGCGCAGGCTTGCAACTACGCCGGTCATGGCAGAATACAGCTGTCCGATATAGATGGTAAATTCTGCAAGATTAAGATTGGTATCAATCCCGCCACCGATAAGTACGCTGAGTCTAATTCAATCGCAGGTTACTTCCCGATTAAAGAAGAGGACAACTTTGTCCCTCCTGCATTCTAAAATAAAAATCCAAGATTAAGGATTTCCCCGCTCCACCTCTCTTTGCCTTTCTGGGTGGGCGGGGTTTTCTTTTATAAGTAGATATGAATAAAATAAATATAGATTCCGTAAAGGTCATCGACCGTCTTAGAGAAACCGACGAGCAAGCCGTTAATGAACTTGTTGAGTCAATTAAAGAAATAGGACTAATCAATCCTATAACGATTGATTCAAACAATCAGCTACTTGCTGGTGCTCACAGACTTGAAGCTTATAAGAGGCTCGTCAAGGCGGGGAATCTTGAATACCAAGAAATCCCATGTATAAACATCGAAGATGGAAAGTCATTAACAGAATCCGACAGGATTATTATGGAGATTGCCGAGAACGTTAATCGTTCCGATATGAGTTGGCAATCGCAGGTGATTGGTATTTATAAAGTTCATAGTATCCAGAGGCGGGAAAGCTCTTGGACGCAGGCTATGACTGCCAAGCTATTTAATGTAAGCCAAGCATATGTAAGCTCGGCGACGCGGCTCGGAAAGATGCTTGACAAAGATAAAGAGCACCGCTCCCCGCTGTGGAATATTCCTACAATAGTAGATGCAATTCAATTCTTAGTTAGAGAAAAGAAGGACGCGGCTCTTGCAAGAATGAAAACCTTTGCTTCCCGCAACAAACAAGCGACCCCGCCGAAAAGCGAGGGCGGGAAAATCAGCGTCTCAGCAGACAAATCCGAGCTTCCACCAATCACCTCCCAGCCGCGCGTAAGCGCGAGCAGCTTCCAACCTCTCTTCCGCGTTGGTGATTGTATTGAGTTGATGAAGTCATCTGATGAAAAGTTTGACCATATCATAACTGACCCGCCTTATGGAATTGATATGGACAATATTTATAATCAAGATTCTATACAGTCTGTTAAAGACGAACATCAAGTAGATGATAACCTTAGGTTAATAAAAGAGTTTATATTTACTTCTCGTAAAGTAATAAAAGAGTCTGGCTTTTTGTGTATGTTTTATGATATAGCACATCACGAGAAGATACAAAGGTGGGCAGACGAAGCAGGATATATACCGTGCAGGTGGCCTTTTGTGTGGTGCAAAAGTTCCCCGTGTTCTAATGGTGCGGCGGCACAGAACATCACGAAGTCTACGGAGTTGTGCGGATTGTTTCGTGCCAGTCCGAAAGCGGTACTTGCTAAGAAGCGAGCGGTGAACTGGTTGGTTTGCCCCGCCTCCCGAGCTTGGTCGCACCCGTTTGCGAAACCCTTCGGGGTCTGGAAGTGGCTGGCGGAGACCGTGAGTTTTGAGGGACAGCGAGTGCTTGACCCGTTTGCGGGCGGGGGAAGCTGCGTGTTGGCGATGGAGAAGTTGGGACGAAATCCCACCGGCTTTGAGTTGAAAGAGGAACACGTTATACTAGGTTGTAAAGATATGGCAACTAACTATTACGGCGAAGTCTATGCGAAGGAGATGGGCGGGGTAGATTAGTGAAATATTATCAATCATTTATATTGTAAGCAGATGATTGTAAGAGTAAGAGATAGACGAAAAGAAAACAATACTATTGAGCTTATGTTAATTCAGCCCAATAATAGCTACTTTTTTGTCTACTCTTGTTTGCAAAAACAAATCACTACTGCGTATAAAATACGTAAGGAATCTTATAATAGCATATACGGAAAGAAGGAACGTAAAGTTCTTGACATGATTGAACTTTGCGACATAGACTCAGAGACCCACATAGAAGCAATGAGGTCAATATTTAAATATCTTAATAGCACAAAGAAATGAAAATAGCAGTCATAGTAGACCATAAAGATAAAGCCACCGATAGAGCAGAAATAGAAGGAAGCTATGCTTGGCAGTTGCAAAAATGGTTAAAGAACGCGGGGATTTCCACCGCGCGTGTTCTTAGGCTTGGAGATAACCTTTTTGATGAACAGATATTTAACTCTAAGATAGATGAACAATTAAAAGAATATAATCCAGACTTTATTATAGGTCTTGGTAAAATGTCTTTGATATATCTTAGAGGGTGGGAAGTTCTTGAATTTGATAAAAATAGTAATGCGAAAGTATCTTTGGACGATGAGCGGGGAATGCCTTTTATAAATTGTAAAACAGGTTGCCCCGCCCTTTGTACATATACTCCTAGATATATCTTTGCACAATATGCATTGAACATTATTGTCGAACAAGACTTCTTGAAGGCGGCTCGGCTTGCTAAGACTGGGTGGAAACCTCCGGTCTATAATATAAATTATATTCCAACATTTGAGGAAGCAAGAACTGAACTTCTGCGTATGTACGAGCGAAGGCTCGAAGTTGCTTGCGATATAGAAACCTGCGGAAAAGGAATGGTTACTTGTATCGGTTTCGCTTGGAGTGAAGCTGACGCTATGACTATTCCATTTGTTCCTTACGACTATCGCGGAAAATATCGCAGATATAGTGAGATAGAGACTTATCAGTTGTGGTCATTGATTAAAAAAGTTCTTGAAGAGAACCGAATTATAGGACAGAACTTTTGTCATTTTGACCATAATATTCTATTCACAAGATATGGTATAAAGTCTAATCTTGTCGAAGACACAATGTTAGGTTTCTGGGAATTACACCCATCGTTCGATAAAAATCTTGGATTTCTTTCTAGTCTACTTACCGACAATGAATATTGGAAAGGAATGCTTAAAGAAAGTAGAAGCGGGAAAGTTCCACGTTGGTATGAATTTAAGTATAACTGCTTAGACTGTCTTGTAGATTATCAAGTTTACCAGAGAATAAAAGAAGAACTTGCGGGCAAGCCTACACTAGATAATCATTATAGATTTAACCTGAGAGTAAGCCGTGCTTATCAATATATGTCTATTCAAGGAGTTAGAATAGATAGAGATAAGCACAATGAAATGCTAAAAGAATATCGTAAGAAAGTCAGTGAGACACAAGAATTGCTTAATGAGTTGGCGGGGAAGGAGATAAACGTCCGTAGCTCTAAGCAAATGAAAGAATGGCTTTATGGTGAGCTAAAACTTCCAGTTCAGACGAAGGCGGTTAAGGATAAGTTTAATCAGCGGGAAAGCAGAGAGACTGCTGATGCTCTTAGCGTCTATAAACTTGCCGGTCAGTATCCAGAATACCCCGCCCTCACTGTTGCGTCCAGTTTAAGGAAACATCTTAAAAAGCTAAGTGACCTTGAAGCTCTTGAATATGATGATAAAGGAATTTGCCGGTTTAACTTTAATGTAGTTGGAACGAAGGTGGGGCGTTCTAGTGGTTCTAAACCTCTTTATGACAAGGGCGTCCAGCCCCAGAATGTTGACAAAGCTTTTAGAACTTTGTTTCTCCCGCCCGAAGGTATGCTATGGTTCAAGGCTGACCTTGAAGGTGCTGACTCCGTAACTATGGGTGCTTGTATGCAAGCTCTTGGAGATAGCCGCCTAATGGACGATATTCGCCACGGTATTAAGCCTGCACAAACTGTTGCACTTGAATTACTTACTGGTAAACCGTATACATCTTTTAGCCAAGAGCAAATTCTTAAAGATAAACATCTTCTTAAAACACCAGAAGGTAAGAAAGAGTATAAAGTTGCGAAGGCGGTTAATCACGGTTCTGCTTATAAACTTGGATTTGCTGGAATGAGTGATAATATGCTCCGCCTTAGTGAAGGTGAACTTTATGTAAGTCCAGAAGATTGTAAAAGGGTTCAGCAGAAATTATTTAGCAGATATAACTATCCTATATACCACGTTGCTATGGAAAGAAAAATGCGTAGCGACCCGTTCCTTGTAGCCGCTAATGGACAAGAGCGGAGATTTTATGGTAGACAAGATAATAACATGTTAAGAGAAATGTGTTCTTATTTACCACAGGTACATACTGCCTATGTCACGAATAAGAATATAGAACGATATTATTATGATAAAGAAGCAAGGCGGGACGGTCATCTTATTCTTAAATTGTGTAATCAAGTCCACGATGAACTTTGTGGATTTGTATACGAAGATGATGCTGACAAGCTTGCTGAACTTTATAAGAGGTTTTGGGCAGTTCCACTTACTATCTGGGGAGTTACCTTTACGATAGAATTTGAAGGACAACTTGGTCCGAGTTGGGGTGAACAAACAATAACGTTAGATTTATATTAAGATGATTACAAAACATGATACAGTTTATATAGCCGGTCCGATGACCGGTAAACCTAACTATAACTTTCAAGCTTTCGATGCGGCTGAAAGTTATCTTCGTACTACATACGCATGTAAGGTGTGTAATCCTGCTAGCTTTGGTGCTCTTGTACTTAGACACGCAGGTCAGACACAAATAGCAAACGAGCTTGCCGCAGATATAACTATGCAAGCTTTAAAGCTATGTACAAAAGTATATCTTCTTAACGGCTGGGAAGAAAGCAAGGGTGCAATTCGTGAAGTGGATTATGCAATTAAGAATAATATGCAAATTCTTAAACAAGACTACGATTTTAATAAGTGTAGCCAATAATAATATTTAATCATTCGTTTGAGAAATCGCTTTTGGAAGGCAAGGCATATATTATCATAGGGCAAAATCGGGGCTTTTAGGCGGGAAAATCGGGAAAATGAAGAATCTTTTTGAGAGCTACAATAAATATACAGAGGAGACAGAACCACCTACAAATTATCATGTTTGGACTTTAATATCGTGTCTAAGTGCTTGCTTAGGCAGACGTTGTTTTGTTCCTCAGGGAACATTTACAATCTATCCTAACTTATATATCGTATTAGTTGGTGCACCGGGAATGAAAAAATCCAGTGCTATGAACATAGGAAAAAGTTTACTTAGATGTATTCCAGATTTCCCGCTTAGCCCCGCTTCACTTACAAGAGAAGCTTTGTTACAGAGTTTAGAGAATAATGTAATTAAATTTAACTTCGCTGGTGTTCCCGCCGAATATCACCAGATAAGTTGTTTTGTCACAGAGTTTCAGGAGTTTCTGGGCGGGAAGCATAGAAATAGTTCTATGATAGATATATTAACTGCTATATGGGACGAACCGACCTACGAATATTTAACGAAGAATAGCAAGCCGATTAGAATTGATGCACCATATGTAAGTTTACTTGCTTGCTGTACAACAGAGTGGTTGAATGAAAAGATTGACAGTAGTATCATAAGTGATGGTCTTGCTCGTCGTATCATATTTATATATGAAGAAGAACGTAATAAGTTCGTACCGTTTCCCCGCCTTACGGAACAACAGATAGCTGAGTACGATTTTATTAAAAAAGAGTTTATCAGATTACAAAAGATAAGTGGGCGGTTTGACTTTACGGAAGATGCAATAACTTTGTGGGAAAAGCTTTATGTTGAAATTCAGGAAGAAGCTTTAAAGCAACCTGAATTTTTACAGTATTATTATACAACCAAACATGTACTTATGATTAAAGTTGCTATGTGTTTGAGCGCGGTATTGCGTAGTGATATGAAAATAGACGCGGCTTTAATTCAATTAGTACATAAGATGTTTGAAGCTTTCGAGGAAAACTTACCGTCTTTGTTTAGAAATGTAGGTCGTAATAAATTAAAACCTTACACTGAAAAGATATTTGATATAGTCGCAAAAAACCCGCAAGGGATTTCGCGCGGGGATATTATAAACAAAATGTCAAGTGATGTATCATTAGATGAACTTACAGAGTCACTTGATGTACTTATGATTGGTAAGAGAATTGAACTTATAGACGCGGCTCGTTCGATTTTCAGACCGCTGGAAAAAATAAAAAAGGCTCGTAAAGTTAATCTTTTTGAATTGATTAAACAATACGAGCCATCAACACCGATAGGTAATCTAGTTAATCGTCAGATTATAGATGACCTTAGTAATGTGTTAACAAGTAATCAAATAAGCATAAAGCAAGAAAATGATAGGAGAAGAGCAGACTTTGATGAAAAAGGTTTTATAACCCTGACTTAGTCATTAAGTTTACTTGCCCACTGTTTTATAAGTATTATATCGTTTTGATTCTTGGTCGGCTTAACAAGTATATTAGCTAGCGGCGGGGGCATTCCCCTGTCAATTAAGAGCTTGGCATTTACTTGTTGAGCCGTTATATTTTGTAGAAGTCTTCCCGCCGATATTATATCACCTGACTTAGCCGCAAGACGAGCTGCTTGAATAGTCACCTCGACAGGAGATTCAAACTCTGGATTTATACCGTAAGCTTCGTAAATCTTATTGATGTCTTGAATTGACTGTAAGTTTGGATTACGATATTTACGACCAAGTCTATCCAGATAAGTTCTAGCAATATTACGCCAAAGTGCATTAGCTTCCTCCGTCGTATTCATGGTGATAACCCCGCTTTTAAGTCCATCTTCAATATATTTACGAAGCTCGGCGGGGTCATTTAAATAGAATTGTGCGTTATCCATATACTCCGACTTCGCTTTTTGTTTCTGCTGTTGGGCGGCATAAGCGAAGTAATTAGACGATTCACGTTCAAGCTGGGAAATCGGGCGTCCACCCACGGCAACACCGAGAGCCTCCTCCGCGCTCGCGATACTACCGGGTCTCAGTGCCGCAACCCCGCGCGGGGAAATCATCTGCCCGCTTCCTAAGACATTCATAAAACTCCGGAGAGCGTTCACACTCGTCGGCGACACCGCCCGCTCGAACATGTCGAGGTTTCCCTCAGCCAAAGCCCTACCGCCTTTCGCGAACTCCACGGCAAGTTGCACAGGAGCACCACCTAAGTTTTCAGCCATAGACTTATTCGGGTCAAATGGTAATAGATTTGTCATAGCAACATTACCTTGATATACACCAGCTAAGGCGGGGAGACCGTATAGAAGATAAGTTGATATTTTATCTGCTATTTCATTAGCACCATCGCTTTGACTTCCGTCAAGCATGTCTATAAGATTAGCAATATGCCTTGCGGTCTCACGAGTATTCTTGATGGTAAACCGTTTAATAACATCTTTTTGGTCATCTCTATCAAGAACGCTTGCTACTGTATTTGCTAATTGATTGAATATATCTATAAATGGTAGAGAGCTTGCCCCGCCTAATAGCCCGTAAGCAAGGAATGTTTTAGCCAATGCAAGGCGATTACTCTTTAAAGCGGCGGAAGCATTACGAGAAGTTATCCCTGCTACATTTTCTAAGCCAACAATACGTCTTGCCTGTTTAGATAACAGAGCTAACATATTTAAATTGAAAGTGCGTAGCACCAAGCTTAGTAAAGCCGTATTATGTACAGCTTGACCAGTTTTAGTACTGCGGTCAAATACATGGTAGAAACCGGGTCTATAAGCTTCCCCACCTACGAAGTTGACTGCGTTAGAAAAATCTACTGCCTTACGATATACGGAATCAAGGTCTTGTTTTGAACGTTTTGCAAGCGGGTATATTCTATCTTCTGACTCTAAGATAGAAGCAAAGGATAACATACGATTTGTATTTTCGCTTACAGATACAGGTACGCCAATCATCTGTACAATTTTATCAAGCGTTGATAATGTCCGATTGTATAGAGATGCACGGTCTTCATTGAATATGTCAGAGATATTTCGGCGGGAATTAGCACCACTTATTTCGTCAGTAACTGTTGTATTGAATACGTTGTCTTTCTCTGCTTGACGCATTAAACGATTTTTAATCGTGTTCTTAATCTTATCAGATGTAGTATATTCATTAACAATAGACGCTGCTTTTGTAAGCGACCTGAAAAAGTCTGCACTAGAACGTCCGGTAAAGTCTTTCCAACGCACAAAGCCAAGGGTAGGAACTTGTAGCAAATTCTGAAATAAGAAACGCGGGGAAGCCGCAATGTAAAAGAGCGTTGAAAAACTCCTAAGTGGCGCCCACTCTGTCGAACTAGATTGCATAACATAGTTATGCTTAGAATCGAGAGCTTTACTTATATCAGGATTATTTACAATAGATGCATCATTTCGTGCTATATCATAAGCATTATTACTACGCCTGTAAGAATTAACTCTTGACATTAGCTCTATATATTCGATAAGATTTTTAGCATAGTCTGCTGAATCTATACCACTTATATTTCGGCTTTCTATCTTCGTTCGCGCGGAGATATCCATATCACGAACATTAGCAAGAATACGGCTAGTTTCTTCGTCGATAGTAGCACGAGCTGTATCAAAAAGGTCGTTTATGAAAGTAGCATCTTCTGGTGATACAGACTCATTTGAAAGACGTTCTTGAAGAATAGCACGCTTTTCTTGCATCTCACGAAGCATATCACGAAGTGCAAAATCTTTGAGTCGAGCATTATATCCTTCTACTTTTGTAGTGTCGTAAACTTTAAAATTACGATAATCAGTAGGATTATGCTTCGCATTTTTTTCTAGTGAAGCTAGTTCTTCCTCGTTCTTAACACCCCGCGCCATAGGTTCTCCATTAGCGTCAGTCCATGCTACAAAATATTTACCCCGCCTTATGGCAGGAGCATAACCACGAACTGCATTCTTAGTGAAGAAACTTATATTGTTTTCAAGTGCCGATATTACACCATTAGCTACAACCTTAGCACTACTTATCGCCTGCGGAGTAGAAGCGTAAGCTGGGTCATATAGCATAGTAGCTAACTCTCGTGCAGCCCTATCTGAGACTAGGTCTTTATATTCAGTACCTCCGTCAGGGTTAGCACGTTTTATTTGCTCGTTGTAAGTTAGAGTACGAGAATATTTATCTACATAGCTTTTTGCCGCATTAAAAGCATCATTGCTTCTACTGTATTTTGCATTACGAGCACTTAGATAGGTAGCTAGTTTTGAAGCTATCGTTTCGTTTGTAGTATTAAAAGTGTCGGTAGCAATGCGGACAGGTTCTTCAAGAAGATTCTTTGAGAACACAGCCTGCTCTCTTGTCATACCATAGTTATTCATTAAATCGTCTACGGTATAAACAGGAACATTGTCAAGAGAGCTTCGCTTAGAAACCGTCGTTGTTCCGTCAGGGTTTTTAACGGTTTCAAATATTTGATTATGGGTATCTTCAAATAACTTACCTAGTGAACTACTAAACTTATTATCTCCTCGAAGGGCATCTACCATAGTACGGAAGTTAGCACGAGCTTCTGACGCGGTGAGACTTCCAGACTCGTTCTGTCCTATACGAGTCCAAGCGTCATTTATAGCAGCTTGCGCACGGTTATTCCTCTGTGCTAAGGTATTAAGAGCAGAACCAAAGACAGGATTATCTTGTGCTTGTAGTCCCCACGGCCCGATTATACGTTCAATATTATCTAGTGTACCTGCTATCTTTTTTTGAATTTCAGTCTTAGGTGTTAAAGGATTTATAGCATCGTTAAATACTTTTAAAACGTCCTGTACTTCCGTCGATGGGAAGTTTTCAGGTTGAAGTATTTTCTTACCCTCCGACGAGAACACCCCGCCTATTATGTTCGGGTCTTTTGTTTTGACCGCTTCACTTAGACGAGTAAAAGAATTTATCTGGTCATTATTTAAATTACCAGCACCTTCTTGATACAATCTAAGTTGCAATTCATCTCGTGCAATTTCACCTTGTGTTCTATACTGGTCTAATATAGAATTTAAAGTTTGGGCGGGGACACCTTCTGGTACGTCAAATCCCGCTTCCTGCAATACAAAACTGCCCGCTTTTTGCTCTTGGCTGATGGGGGCTATCTTTTCCCTTGCTAGCAAATTCGCTCGCTCTGCTGCCCCAACACGGGCTTCTATTGCGCCAATTCCCATTCCTAATATCGTTCCCCCCAAAGCCGTTCCAATCATTTCAGGATTAGTAGCCGCCTCGGTTAGACGTTCATAATAATTACTTCTGAGCGGGTCAGTTAATTTTACATCTTCAACAGGCACATAAAAACCACCTTCTCTATGTTGTTTCATTCTTGGAGTATATCCAATCTGTGCCGCTGTTAAAGCTGTATCAGCCAAAGCACCACCAATCACGGAGCGGGTTCCCTCGCTGACGCTCGGAGTGACGCGGGAGAGTGCGCGGGAAGTTTGTCTTGCTGAGAATGGAGCAAGTGCGGAAGTCAGCCCCGCCGCTATCGCGGCATCTGGGTCTCCGGTATCCGCGAGGGTTCGGGTCGCTTCATACCCGCCTGCTAGGTAAGGGGCGGATACTCTGACAATAGGCGGCTTGGAACGTCCCCGCGTCACGGCAAACGTTGCAATCGCAGGTGCAGAACCAGCCAGTCCACGCACCAAAGCATCTGCCGTTCTTGTGACAGTGTTATCGCCAAAAGTATTTCTTATTGGCTCTCCTATGTATTTTCCCGCCGCATCTTCAAGGTTTCTACTAACCCAAGATGTGGCTTTCAGGACGGGGTTGGCATCTTTTAAAGAATCAAAGTTAAAGTTCCAACCTTGTCCTGAATACTTTTCTTGAAGAATACGTGCCGCTTCTTCATCAGGGAGTTCAGTTAAGCCCTCCCTTTCACGAAGCCTAGCGGCACTTGAATATGGTACATTATAGTCTGGCATATTAGTTATCTTCTACGAACGGTGAAGCTCCTACGGAAGGATTAGTAAATGAAGAGATAATATTACCACCATAGAGATTCCATAGTGCTTCCTGTGAAGGTACTATTGGTTTCTTTTCTAAGTATCTTGCGTACGCTTCGTTCTTTTTTATTTGAGACTCTCTAAGTCTATTGAGGAGTCTTTGCTCATTAGCTTGTATAATTGCATTAAGCAAGGCTTGTTCGTCTTTTCTCTGTTGGTCTAACCAACTCAGGTCTGTCTTAGACGTGCTATCGATATATCCAAGTTCATCTTTTAGAACATCTCTTTGACTTGGTAAGTCTTTTGTATAACCGAGCTTTAACATAAGTGCACGTACTTCTGGTTGACTCTGTGCGTAATCCATAGCACGCTGATTCCACATTGAAACAGGATTTCTAAACTGTCTCATATCAAGAGCAGCCATCGGAAGTGCTAGTATCCAGTTAATTGGATTGTCCCAATATTCATCAACAAATTTATTTTCAGTTTCTATTAGCTGGTCTATATATTTCTTTCTTTCACTCTCCCGCGTTTCAGTGCTTGCTATCTTAGCTCTAAGCTCTTGTATCTGCTTATTATAATTGTCTCTCATCTGGTTCATCTTGTCATACCACTTCTGCTGTGTTTCCTTAGAAGCATTTAAGAACTTTTGAGTATTTTCGTAACTTTGTTCTTCAAAAGTCTTAGTAGAACCATCAGACGTCGATGCGGCACTTTTTAGAACGCTATCATTTGAAGGATTAAAAGCTTCGTAATTATTTAATGTTGTAGTTGGAACAGCTGTATCTGTACCAATCGGGTTTAGACTAGTAGGTTCAGACAAAGCAATTTCTGCAAGTCTCGCTTCAGCTTCTGGGTTATAAGGCAAGTCTGACGTACTATCTCCGAAAGCATCTCCTGCTAGGATAGCCGGAGTAGTCCTGCTCACTGTTCGTGCTGCATTATCCAATGAACCACTAGCTTTTGCTAATGCGTCCCTCGCAATAGTTCTATATGTTTGCTCTTGCTCTCCTAACTTAGCAAAATTACGTATTACATCTGATGGTGTAGAAGCACCAACGTTCCACAGAGCATTTGCTAACACAGGATTATTCAAAGTGTCATTTCTCATACTAGCTGCATAGTTATGTGCATCGTTTACTCCAAAGGCATATTGGCGACCAAAATCATTCATAGCTCTTGTCTGATGTCCTTTGATAGCTTGTCCACTAGATGCAAGAAATGCTTGTCTTCTAGCTATTTCTGGTGCATAATGTTCCTCAACATCATTAAACATCTTGGTTAAAGTCTTACCTGTTTCCTTATCAAGACGTCCTTCTCCTTGAAGGAAACGAGCTAGTTCTGCTATTTCAGCTTGTCTACGGGTTTGTTCTCCTATTAAACTACTCGGGTCATTCTCTACAATTTTACGTCCATATCGCATTACCTTTGCGACAGTAGGACGCGCAACTCGTGCTGCTTCTGGATATACTCTGCTTAGATTAGTAATATCAGCAAATACATCACCGGTTGCTGTTGGAGATAACTCAGAAGCAGCTTTATATAAGGCGTCAGCTTCTCTTAATTGACGAATAGCAGGAGAAGCATTTTCTAGTGTACTAGCTGCGCGTCCTGCTCTGTACCAAGAAGGTAAACTACCAATAGCTTGACCTGCCGCTCTTCCAGCATCTTTAAGTCCAAAGATAGACAAAGCTAAACCAAGAGTGTCTCCTATCGTTTGTTCAGTCGATATAGGTATCGTTCCACTAATTTGTCCAAGAGACTTTTCTATTCCTTGATTACCATTAACTCTTGCACTTTCAAGTAGTTCGTTCGCCAAGTCAGATTGTCTTCTTGTGAATGGAGAATCACCAAACATTCCAAGCATACCAGCAGCTCTTGCCGCGTCTCCTGCGGCAGCACGTTCTCCACCGTAATTCATAGCGTCATAAAGAAGATTACCTGCTCTAACTAACCTTTGAAACCAATTCGGTCTTTCTGCGGCTTCTAATGCAGGATTTGGTGTATATTGAAGCAGACCATTTTCGGTAGTTGAAAGAGTGCCAAGTTCTGGCAGAAGGTCTGTTGACTGCATGAGCAGTAAGTCTTCTGGTGACATCGTAGAAAAGTCTATCGGCATAATCTGTCCTTTACATTATAAACGATTTATATTGTTAGATGTTTCTATTTTGTAGGTAATTTCTACCTATATAGTTACGATTGCCATAGTTAGAGTTATAATTATAGCCAGTATTTGTTGCACCGCTGTTGGCATAATTATAACCATTTTGTAGAAGATAATTACCTAGACCTCCGTTAAGCAGAGTTGTGCCAGCTTGTACTGCGGCGTTATTAGGTGCAATAGAATTAAATCCGCCAGTCAAAGCTCCCTTAGCCCCGCCTTGAATTGCGCCTTGTACTGCCGCACCAACAGCTTGTGAACCAGTAGCAGCACCAGCGGCAGCTCCCGCCCAGTCACCGAGAAAGAACTTTATAAGAGTACTAAGAGTTTTACCACGTAGGTTCTCTCTTATATCTCGTACATCACTCTTAGCTCCACCTGCACCGTAAGACGTACCAGAGCGGTCTCCGCCTATCGTACTTCCAGTTTCAGCCCTACTTATTCCAGTAAGGTCTGACCTTGCTTTCATTCCTCTCAAAGACTCTTGGGCAGCCTGATTTTGTTCATTCTGTATCTGTTCAAAACGAGCGGCATTTTGTGCCATAGTACTAGTGTTAACAGGAACATTGATATTGCCGGAAGCCATGTTATCGACAATACCTTGTGTCCAGTTAGAAGTAAGGTTTGAATAATCAGCTATGTTAGGATTAGCATAATCAGTTAATCCTTTAACAAGCGAGGCATTTCTAAGATTGATTGCCATAGTAAAATCTCCTTATATACTCATCTGCCACGAGGACGAGTTAGTTTCAGTAGCAGGTTGATAACCATATTCACGAGTAAAGTTCTGTAATAGTGCAAGAGCAAGATTACCCATCTGTGCTGTCGGATTTTCCGCGAGAGAACCGAGAGCCGCATTAAGTGCATTCTCAACATCTTTATTATATTGCTTAGAATAAAGGTCTGCTATCTGCGCATCTCTACCAAGTAGATAATCATTTGTTATATCTCCGATAGCAAGATTACTTGTTCCTTGTCCAAGACCAGCAGTAGATGCTCTTGCCGAACCAAGTTGGTTCTGGTAGTCTCTAGCTGTCGTATCGTAGATATTCTGCACTTGCTGTCTCATATAGGGATTAGTCTGTGTTATGTTAGGATTACCAGACATTATCCCACTTAAAGTCTGTGAAGCTTTACCAGTTAAAGCATTCTCTCCATTACTAGAAGAACTAAAATAATTAGATAACTGATTAGTGACATTACCAAGTAATGTCTTTAAAGCAGGGTCAGTTATTTCCCTGTTTTGTTGATAAGGTGCACTTACAACCCGAGATGACGAAGAAGTTTCCCCGCCTCCGTTATTAAATATTTTGTGAGTTATTTTCATTTTTCGTTCAAGTTTAAAGAATACATTACTCTGATTGGGCGGCTACCAAGTTTTTCCATTAACCTGCGATAGCTTCTATTTAGATAAGGACTATACCAAACAGCATTAGTATATCCATAAGAAGCTCCAATACGTTTACCTTGCAAAAGCCACTTAATGGTATATTTTTTATGTCTTGGATTTGACCAAACATACCAAATAAGCAAAGTGCCATCATCTTGCTTCTCGGCAAGAATAAAACAACCTAAGTCTTTACCCCGCCAAGCTCCTCCGACCAAAGCGCGACCAGATATATACATATCTATCACAGTAGAAACAAATTCTTCTACCGTAATAGGTTTTCCAAAAACAAAAGGTTTACGCTTAATCGCATTTATAAGCGCGGGAAGAAAGTTAAGCAGTTCTGTTAATGATTTAAACTCTTTTAAGTTCATTCAAACATATCCTCCGTGATGTATATAGACTCCGCTGAATTAGCATCATGAGTAAAAGTAAATTCCTTTGTTCCAATAGTCACTACCATTGACCCATTAAATTGTAGTTCCACTAACATACCTTCCGTAGCTTCCGATATGTCAATAGTAACCTTAGCGTTCGATAGAACAGGTTTAAATGAAATGCGAGTTGTCACATAATAAGGAGAAAGTTTATAACTATACTCATCAGACGTTTCTTTCTCATTGATAAGTCTAGTTCCAACAAGCATAGTTGCTCGTTCTTGTCTTTTTTCGTATTCTTGAAAAACACGTTGAATCCAAGTCATAAAAGACTCGTTATCCTTTTTGTCTGGAACTATAAAGAAATTAGCCATTATCGTTCTTTCGTTTTAACTATTTTAACAGTTAAGCTAACAGCTTTGAGGCGGGAGATATAATTCTCTCCGTCATTAGTGTACTCTAATTCAAAAGTTATATACTTGTATTCTCCCGCCCGTCTTAACCAATACTGTAAGTATCCTTCTGGATTAACTGTCGCGGGGATTTCAATCCAATTCTCAGGGTCTCCATAGTTTTGTCTTGCGCTAACACGTAATATCGGCTGAATAGTTCCGCCAAAGTCGTATGCAACATTTAAAGAGATTAGACTCTTTACATTTTTTAAAGTTTCTAGCGCAAGCGTATTTGTACGCAAACGAACAGTTATAGGTTTATCTTTTGTTCCATACTGGTCGTAAACTATTCTGAATATATATGTTTTAGATTTATCGGGATTAGGAAGCTGAAATATATCAGAATTGCCCATAATCACGGGCGGGCGCGGGATAGGATTAAAAAGCCAATCCCCATTTCCTGTATAGCCTTTTTCATTAAGGTCGTTCCAAGTATATTGCAAGCTCCCTTGTGGAAGCATATCATAATATCGAACAACTTGGCTCGTATCAAATAACTTATTATATATGCTCATCGTTAATCACCCTCGTTGTCCATATCTTATCTCGTATACTGTACTTGATACACCAGAAAGTTCCAGAATCTTTTCTCTGGAATACCCAACTTACTGCATCTTGGTCTAATTCGTAATGTCCCATAATATTATCAGTCTTAGTAGTTTCAGCTACTTGATTAAACCAATTCCAAATAGGGTCTCCAATAGGCACAAGAGTTAAACCATCAAGTGCATAAAAATTGTCTTTTCCAATGAAATATGAAATTTCATTTACGGTTACTACACTGTAATGATATATACAACCTGTGTTAGATGTGAGAACGGTAGTTCTGAATCTATCGTCATGGCTTTCGTAATCAGACCTCCAAATAGAGTTTTTAGTAAAAGTAACGACGACACCCTCTGTCCAAGCTAGTCCAGTAACTTCATTTGCATTTGCACCAAGATTAAAAATGTCAGCTTCTTTTGACCTTGTAACTTCAAAATCTTCTGGATTGTTTATATCACTCCACATTATACTTCCGGGATTATCTTCCCCGTCTATGAGAAGGTTTCCTAGAAACAAACGGTCTTTCGTAACTAAAATATATTTTGCACTTACATAAACTGCAACTTCTTCTTCACCTTTTAGTATCTTATAGGTTGGAGTTACCAGTTCTATTGAAAATGGTACACCTAATGTAGTAGAAGAACCCGGAATTATTTTATAAAGAGGTAATCCTTTTCGAGTCATATAAGCAGTGGATATTTCAGTCCATACCCACTGTGCAAATTGCATAGTACCGTCGTCATAATTCGTATAAGCAGTACCATCTTCAAGAGTAAATTGCCCTATTTCTTGTAATGGAACAACTTGCTCGTCAGGGTTTTTTCTACCACAATAATAAAATTTGTCATCAATTTTTACACCAAAATATTCTATATTATCTTGAAGTGTTATAGTGACTGCATAACCATCTACTTGCCCAGTACCATTAAAAACAGCATATGGTATATACGATGGTTCAGACCTCATAGAGCCATCTTCAACATAACCATTCTCAACTTCTTTAAAATACAAAGAAGTTGAAATGTCATTTATATCTTGGCGTATACCAAAGTTAATCGGTATTACTATCTCGTTCCGTGCCATCGCTAATACGTCTCCAAAATGTTACTCCTTTTAAAGGAATAGAACTCTCTATGTCTTTTCCGTTGTCTAAATCAAAAGAGCTATAATTGTTAGACTCATAATCCATTGAAATATCAACGTTAATGGAAAAGTCTCCAATCCACCATAAAGAGCTTCCAGTAAGTTGTACTTGTGGACTACCATCAGGTGTCAAAGAAATAACTAAATAAGTTCCATTCGATACCATTTCCGGTGTTATATCAGCTTCTAAGTATATTCCAGCTCTATTGTCCTCAGTTGGAGTTAACTCTCCTAAAACTACGCCGTCTGGGTCATAGCGAGAATTTACTGATAAAGTAAATTTTATTTTATAATTATAAAAAACTCTACTAGTTATTCCGTCATAGGCATAATAAGGCCAATTATTAACATAATTGCCGGCAAATATAGACCATGCTCTTTGAATACCAATTTTTATTTTTTTAGCATTATTTAAGTTAGGTATTCTTGTACTTCCGTAAGCATTTCTAACCGTTATATTATCTCCTGCATTAGTAACTCTCCATAATAGTCTAGTAGTTCTATTAGAATGTTTTTCTGTTACGTAATCAAAAGTTCCAGTACCTAAAATATCTGCTTGTAAATTCCAATCTAATCGATAGTTAGGACTAACTGGATTAAATCCATTAAATGCTCTAACTAAAAAAGAACTCCGAAAAAATTGAATTGTAGTACCGCTAGTAAGTCCTCTCGAAATAGGGTCTCCTATTGCAACTACAACATAAGGGCAAGCAGTTAAATGAGATTCTTTACTTATTACTAACTCGATTGTTCCATTAGCTGAAACATATTGTGTAGCTAAAAGCTTTCCTTTATTATTTGGATTTGTCGCACTAAATCCTTCATATACAGCAACGTCACAACCTGAGTACACAGTTGGTATTTTATAAAAACACCCAGTTTCATAACTAGCTATAAAGATGTGTTTTACAATTCTGGGAGGACAAGTACACTTTATTGATAAACTATTGTAAACGTCAAAATTAGTTTTTATTATAACATTAAGTCTAGAAGTATCAACTGGAGTCTGTGGACCATTAACACTTATACCATTATCAATAGTACTTGACGTATAGCTTGAAACTGGCTGAAAATAAAATTGGTCAACGGGAACACTTGTCCAAGAAGAAACTCCTCTTGTATCTTCTCCAAAAGACCAAGTATTAAATGTAGCATTACCTAATCCACAGACGGATTTACCTTCTAACTTTTCCCATTCACCTGAAAAAGCGTCATTTTCATTTGGGTCAATAGTATTTTCAATCGCAATAATTTGACCATTACGAAAGTTTCTTTGTTGTGTTTTTATTTGGTCAATAAAAGTTTTATTGTTAGTCATTATATCTACAATAGTTTGTTGTAGACCAGACGAATATTTTAAAAAACGTTTTATTTGACGTAACGCTCTTGCATCTACACTAAATCCATCAGCGTCCTCTGGTGTGGTAGGACGTAAATCTGCTAATGTATCACCTGTATATCTATCGTTGCTCATACGATGTCGTCTGAATTTGGATTATCATCACTGACTTTTTTCCATATGTTAGCTCCTAAAAATGGAACAGACTCTTGATATGTAGCATTGGTTATTACTTCATAGCTACTAGTTCCTTCTGAAATAACAGATAACCCCATATAAGATGCAATTATATTAGAATTATATCCTTTTGAATTAGTTAGCCATTGACTTGGATTTTCCGTGTTATAACTAACTATAAGATAGGTCGGTTTATCTGTTGGTAAATCTAAACTAATATTTCCAGTTAAGGAGTATGTTGCGGAACCGGTTAATGTCTTTCTTGGACTCAAAACACCTTCTGCTATCGTTGTACCAACGGCATACCCAGCTTCGTTTGCATAAGTTATTTTTACGTTTATATTTTCTTTTCCTACTACGTTAAGTTCATCTATCCCAATATCATAAGTTAATGATACACTCGATAGTTCACCCATATTTAAAAGGATAGCATTGTAGCAATAATTATAACTAAACCAGTTGGGGTCATCTGTTGATTCAAAATGAAACCATCTATAACCCGGATTAGTGGGTTCTAATCCTGATGTTAACTGCTTAGGAGTTGTTCCATTATATCCCGCGTCTATAAAAAAACTATTAAGGTCAGCACTTTGACTGTTCGGAGTATAACAGCTTATACCACCTGTTCCCATTAAAAGAGCACCTTTTATTTGCTCCCAAGTACCACTAAAATAAAGTTGATTATCTTCATCATTTGGATTAAATTCATTATCAGTAGTTATATAGATTTCTCCAACAAGAGGAACGCGTATATATTTTTTTAACGCCTCTGATATAATATTACTTTCAGACGAAGTTAACCACTCAGATATAATCGATTCGAGTCCTTCTGGCTGTTTCAAAAACCTCTTAACTTGACGCATAGCTGCCGCATGGTATCCAGCAAGTTCAGTATCTTCTGGGTACTGCGGATTTATATCATTAAAAGTATTTCCAGTATAGTCAGGCATATTAACCAAAAATTTGAATTATTCCTACTTGTTTAAATCCAGAGTTCCAAGTCTCTACATCAAGAAAAGCACTATCTCGTGACTGTCTATTAGCCGCGATTATATTTTCATCTTCCTGCAAGAACATATACATTCTATCAAGTGCATCGTAATAAACATAATCATGTACCGCGGGTAAGAATTCATTTGTATACTTGTCATCAACCGCCCTACTTCCAGTAAGATTACGATAACCTTGTATATTTAGCTCCTCATTAAATCTGGGCGGAAGTATAATAACATTCCCACGCTTCGCCAAAGTATAAGCAGGCAAGCATTGAGGAGATTTAAGATAAATGTCAGCAATCATAGAAGTAAAAGGTATGAGTCTCCATTGCTGACCACCTTTACCAACTACAAGCTCAATACGCTTAAACGTATTATTTAAATCAAGGTCGCTCGTCTTATCAGACGAATCATTGACTGCATTGACGTTAATAATATCGTTGAAAATTTCAAAGTCTATTTTTATAAGAAGCCTATTTATAGACTCACCTACAAATTTAGAAACAGGGTCTTTCCAATAATCGTCACCTTCTGGACGATTAACGGTTCTCAAAACTTCTAAGGTTATATCTTCTTCTGTCATCATATGACCTTTCTATAATAACGACAAGGGCTACACCCAACGAGAAGTGTAGCCCCTGCGTCATTCTTTAACTCCCTTGAAGTCCACCACCAGGTTTAGCACCCGAAGGTATCCCACCTTTTTCAGATGTAGGAGCGGGCGATTGACTGCCCATGTTTTTCGTATCGAAGTTTCCGCCACCGGTCGGAGGCTGGTTTCCTTTCCAACTACGAGCATCAACACCAGACGGCGGAGTTGCTCCGTACAAATCTACGCCTTTTGTTTTTCCATCAAGAGCCATAGTATTTTCCTTTTTTGATTGTTTACTTCTAGTCAACTTCAAGTTCAGGATTGAACACAGACATATTCTTAATGAACATGTGGTTCATCGGCTTCCAGAACTCCAACGTACCTTCGGAAAGCCATTCATCTTTCCTGCCGTCGAAGTCATTCGATTGTATGTTGGTTCTGACTTGCGTATCCCTGTCTCTCAACGGTCTCCAATTTATCGACCATATATCTACGATGAGAGCCGACTTACGATAAATCGGGTTCTCATTAAAGAGCGGGTGCGTTACAAATATGAGAGTGCCAAAAGCAGTGACAAGCTTATTAAATTCAAGTCCAAAAGCTTTCTGACCAACTTCCCAGTGATACGAACCCTGAGCACGCATTGCCTTAGACATCGCACGCATAACGTCAGAACCGCAAAGAACGAGACGTTCAGCAGTCTTAGCGTTGTAGTACAGATTGATGTTAGACAACCACTTTTCAAGCAAGTCAATATTGAACTCACCCGACGCGTTTTCTATGATACGCTTTTCAGGGTCATCATCGGTCGTAGACGGTTTCTTGAAGCTATAAGGATTCCATACCTGACCGTTAACCATAATACCGTTAGAGCCAGCGTCCCAAGCTTCAAGAAATTCGAGGATACCCGACATCGTACGAGTTTCCGTCACAGAACCATCAGCATTCGTTATCGTCCTATTAGAACGTTTCGAGAACAACAGCGATTTTTCGAGCTTGACATAGTGGTCTCTCGCAGCGTCCATAGCACGCTTCTTATACGGACCAGACTGGTCGAACTCCAAATCCTGCTTTATCGCCGAACCAGTGAAGATGAACGGTTCTTTGAATATCTGAGTCTGATTCTGCAAGAAGGTCGGAATACGAGTACCACGAGGAGTACCACTATGTCCACCTTCCTCAAAAGCAGAACCGATAACGTCTATCGACGTACCAGCCGCATAGTCAGTCAATTTACCCGAAGCAACAGCAAAGTCACGTATCGGGAGAACTTCAACATAGCCGTTAACAGTATTGTCCGCAACACCGGGAGTGACAGCCGTTATACGAGCAAGTGCATTCCAAGTGTGGAAACGAACAACATCTCCAACAGTCAAAAGACCAACCGAAGTAGCTTTGATATAAAGCTTATCAGCGGTGGTATACGTTTTAGCCGTAATCACAGTACCATCATTAGCATCACCAGTGGTGGGAGCATTAGTGGTAATAGGATTCGTGCCGCGAGTAGTTATGCTCGGAGAACGGTATATCTCCTCCATCCACTCATGTTTAGTGTTCGCAATGGGGTCAACATTCGCCCAAGCAATAAGAGCCGTAAGCGGAGCACCACCATTGGGAAACGCGTTTATGATTGTGCGACGAAGTGACCTATGGATAAGGTCTTTATCGCGGAATTGCTCCACCGAAGGGAAGCCAAGTATTACGTTTTCTGCCATTTTGTGTTTTCCTTATTAGTAACCAAAGATGCTAAATCCAGCACTTACATTATCTTTGGCTGTTTCATTAGGTTTATTTATTACTCCACCCGATGAGAATGTGCGCGTTGTCGCTTTTGGAACTGACGTCGTTGCTTTCTGTTGTACAGGATTTGCAACAGCACCTCCATTATCGAGTTTGACTTTTGGGTCAAAGTTAGGAATAGACTGTTTAATTACTTTTGATATTTCATTAACCAGTATTTCTTTAAATTGTTTTTCTGGGACTTGCAACAACTTAGGATTCTGTTGTGCAATGCTAGCAGTCATTATATTAACTACTGATTTATAAGGAGCAAGTCCGGGGTATTCTTCATAGAACTTTGTCTCTGCTTCATGTGCCGCTTTCTGCGAAACTTGTGCAAGAACAGGCTGAATATTCTGTGTAAAGAAATTGTCAATCTTACCTGCATACTTATTAAGTTCTGCATTAGCAATAGTCGTTGCCATGTTCCTACCATACATTGCTGTACGAATAAGAAGGTCTGTCAACATTGCCGCACGTTCTTCTTCCGGAGTTTCAGACGAAAATATTTTACGGGTCTCTTCCGGAGTTATAGAAATTCTACCAAGAATACGGTTTGCTTCTTCTATGGTAAGTTCAGGCTTCTTTTCTTGCTGTGCTTTATTCTGTTCAGCATTAACAGCCGCAACAGCAGAAGCAACGGTTTTAGCAAGCTCTATTTGGTCTATACCTTTATTGCCATCGTTTGCGGGTTGACCCGAGGGTTGCTGACCGCCTTCGGCGGACTGCGGATGGTCGGTTGAAGGTTGGGGTTCTTGTGGCTGTGAAGATTCAGATTGCCCCGCCTGCTCATTGCCCGCGCCGGACGTCTCTGGGTTGACCGCGGGGTTACTGCGTTCCAAAGCCATCTGTATCATATCTACATCAGGCTGTTCACCTATGTTGTTTTCTTCTGACATGTTTTACTCCTGTCTGGTTATTGATTTTATGTAGTTGTGGAAATCCTCTGGAAGTTCGACTAGCGTCCTGTAAACTTCACCAAGACGTTCTAGCCTTTTCCTGTCTTCGTCGTTTTTGGGCGGTGTTCCAAGAATATCATAAACAAGCTGTTCGGCTTTCTTATCTATGAAGTTCTTGAATATGGTCTCATAATCTTGAATTGTCATACATTATAAATGATTTATAATTGACCGTTTTGAAGAGCCTGCGCTATCGGCATCGCTTCTTGTCCTGTCGGAGTTATATTACCCTGTTGAGCTTGCATTATTGCCTGTTCATCGGGAACAACATTTATCTGAGGGGCAGGGGCAGGCTGTGAAGGCGGGGGCGCATTCTTATAAGCTTCGTAATTCCTTATTCCCATTATCTCAAATATCTTAGAAAGAATTTTATCAACCGATAGGTTGGTAGCCTGTATAAGAGTGGGATTACTAAGAAGTTCCTTAGCTAGACTTGCTATCTGCATACGCCCACCATCTGTGATAGGCTCTATCGGTACGAAGTCATAGCCTCCCGCTATTTTGGCGGGGTCGGACATAATCACTCTATCGTACGGATAATATGCAATAGCATCTCCTATTATCTGCTCGTAGACTTCTTGTGTTCTAAATTGTCTGGTATTTGAAAGAATAAGCTCGCCGAGAATATCAAGACCACCATACCACATGTTATTAACCATTAGGGCAAGGCGGGCTTGCGCGGCGGCTTGCACTCCTCTCGTCTGTAAAGCTGACCTTCTACCAGAAGTATACATTCCCATTGCGTTCTCGGTTATACCCGTAGCCATCTGTGCTATTTGTTGCAACGTTTGCACAAACGGGACGTGATTCGCAGTCATATCACTTACAGTGAGCGGGATAATCGCATCACCAAGAGAAGTACTTCCTTCGACCCGAATGAAATCGGCATTGTTAACAACGTCGTCCATATTGACATTCTTTGTCTTAATAAGAAAGCGGTTCTTAATCGCTTGTCTTATATTCTGCATATGACTATTGATAAGCCAAGTAATCATCTGCTGTAAGCCGTCAAGAACGCCGGGAAGAGTCAATCCAATAAAGGAATCTCCGTCGGGGAGGGGCTGACTTACAAAGAACGGGAATTTACCATGAAGCTCCTCATATCGTTCAAAGCGGATAACCTTCGTATCATTAGCGACAACGAGAACGAACATTATCGGTTCTTCCTCATTACCTATATCGATACCATACTTTTCAGTTATTTCCTTCGGAACGAGTTTAAGGAACATCTCTACGGTATCCATTTGAGTACCAGTAGAAACATTATTACCTAAAACTGAGTTTACGTAATTGAGACCAGTTTGGTCTTTACGAACTCTAAATGTTCCAGCGTAACGCTGACGACCACGATATATATCTTCTGGTATACTGTTCGGAACTCTATTAACGCCGTGGAATAAAGTTCCTTCTTGTTCCAGAAGTTTAACTTTTGTGGTGCATTGTTCTACCGCACAATAGCTACCATTCTGAAAATCTCTTAGCGGTACGGACGGGTCAGGAAAGAACGAATAAGGACTAATGTAAGAAATTACATTTCCTTCATACTGTATAAGCTCTTTAACAGTTTCAACTTCTTCATACTGTGAAGACGAAGGCTGTCCCATTCCGAACATATTTAGAAGCTGTCCTATGGGATTTATAATTGGACGTTTTTCTTTTACCCTATATTTCTTTTTCTGGGTTTCCCAGTCGCAACGACCAACCGTAATACCTTTTGTAAAAGCATCTATAAGTTGCAAATACAAAGTATGGTATATACGATTATGCTTAATTTGGTAATCTATATCACGTTCTAGACCTTCTCTGACATCTTCGTCTTCCGGGCCATATGCGGTTAATTCAAACAGACGTTCTTTGTTCATGAACATCTGCATTGAATTGGCGGCGGCAGTCTGAACCGTGGCAAAGCTAAGTGGTACTATAATCTTAGCAGTTCCACCTTTTTTAAGATTCTGAACATCTTTCTTATCAAGAGACCTATATCCAGTATACCGTAGGTAGTCTTTATCCCAAAGATACCAGAATTGAGACATAGTGCTAGATGACTCGCACATAAATGAGCGATAGATATTCACCAGATGCCTCTGAAAGTCAGAAGCATTGCTATCTTTGTCTCTTAGGTCTTTATTTATTTGTTCTTGATTCATATTAAAAAAGCTTTTGTGCTAAGAAGTTTGCTACGAAGGTAATAACACCAACTGCTCCCATAGCTTTCCATTTAAATGCTTCGAGGTTTCTTATTCTCAAATCAAGAGACTCATAAATCTTTTTAAGCATCTCTTCTAAATTCTCTACCTTAGTGTGTAAAGGTTTACATACGAACTCTCTGTGCTCTTTAAATCGTGTATACTCCTCAGACATTGAGTCAAGTTTTTCTTCACGACGTCGAGCATCGTCCTTCATTTCAGCTAAGGTAGTGAGAATACTCTTGTAATTCTCCTCTGCCCTAACAAGTCTTGACGTTTCGTCTGACATAACTTACTTTGATTTTAAAATGTTATTTCTAAAACTTATGCACCAAGCTGCCTCTCCGTCTGTTTCTAAAAAACGATAAGCCACTACAATCTTACGCTCGTCCCAAAGCCTATGAAGCCAACCCCACAAGCCTCCGTTAGCGTGTCTATACTTCACTTCTGCCATACCATTAGATACAAACTCAGCATCGGCTTTCTTTTGACTTTCTGGTAAGCCGTCTGACTTAGAATAACGCCAGTCGTGTATCGCCGCTGTTGCTTGTGCGCACTTATACGCTTTTGTCAAAGACTTGCGAAGCTTCTCTGGTATAGACGCACTACCGACACCATTACAAACTTCACAAAGTTCGTCAAGCGGGGCAGTCGCAAACTCATCGGGAAACGAAAGCTTTGCTGCTTTCGCCACCGATATGAGTTCAAGCATCTGGTCGTGAGTGTACATTCTTTAAGACTTCGCTTCCTCACCTTCCGCTTCAATGTCGGCGGGGATTAAGATTGCCGAAATTTGCGATACTATCTCATCGGGAAGCTTGTCAACGTAGCTTTCGCCGTAAACATACGGCTTCGACAGCCCGTCGCTCCACTCCTCCCCGCTCGGAAACTTCGTTATGCACTCTCCTTTGAGAGTGATTTCTTTTAGCGCAAAATATATTTCTACGCCTTCCTTACTTTTAATTAGAATTTTCTTAGCCATTTGCTTGATTTATTTGAGTTTTGATTTCGTCCACGAAAACTTTTATTGATTGGTCGTTGTCGCCGGCAACTGTGCCGTCCCCTTGCACTGTCGCGTCGTTAGAGTTGCCCGAAGCGTCCTTCACAAGCTTAGTAGTTGCATTGCGCGCGATTGTGTAGTTTTCGAGCGCAAGCGAAACTTGCGAAGGCTTTAATGCGGGCGGAATGAGCCTGCCTGCAACATAGTCAGCA